GAAAGACTGGTGTCAGATTGAAAAAACCGTCAAAGGCTCTTTCGATTTCTGTGATTGGGTTGTGTGTGTATTTAGTTAGTTTCATAGTAAAAATATTTATACACTAATTATAGAATCTACTTAGTTGCAGCAGGTGGTTTAGTTGTATTTACTTCCTCCTCATCATCAAAGAGCTTAATTACTTCAGGCTCTTGACCAGTTCCTTGTTGAGGTTCCTGAATTGGCGGTTGTGGGTTATTGATATTTTCGTATTGAGTAATAATACGCTCATCAAGCTCTACATCAGAAACACTGATTGCACTTTTATCAAAGGTCCAGTTGTTTTTGTCCTTATCTTTTAGGAACTCCATAAAGATGTATGGGAACGATTGAACTTGAAGTTGACCGGATTGTGGGTCCGGTTGTACATGAATAATAACCGGGTTAAAAAGTGTAATAGAATCTTTAGTTTCCTTTGTACTTTTACCCACCACTGTTCTACCGATGTGATCAACAATAGTTTTAATCTTTGTATCTGCCATATATATATTTTATTCTAAAATTTCAAAAATGCAACTACTGATAACGTAAAGAGTTTGCTACATTATAAGCTTCACGAAGTGCTTCTTTTGCCGGCTTCGAAAGATATGTAGATTTATCGGAAGCATGATCTAAAGCCTCTCTCATAATAAAAATTGATCTTCTAATTTTTTCAATTTCAGGGGAATTAATAGTTCCGGTACCATTATCTTCCCCAGTTATCACCTTCTTAACAATAGCTAAGGTTTCTAAAATTCCTCGTGCTTTACCTCTTTTAAAAGCGGGATGCGCGTTGTGAGTATTATCGTCTTCTGGTCTGTCTGTGTATCCACCGGGTTGTATTGCCATAACTGTATTTATCTGGTTAACTAAATAGATCAAATAATTCTACCTGTACATTATCCGCAGGTTTTCTTATATTCCAACCCACACAATCATAAAACCGTTCAATGCCTTGAAATAAAATCTTTTCAAACATTTTATCATAATCAATCTTAAACATATCTTTAAACTCAGAAGGGTAATTATACTTAAATCCAATACTATCCAACCCATATTTATTGGGTCTTTCAACATACATATAGCGGACTTTATCACCAGAGCCTAGCGTNTCNTATTTGTTACCNGTATTAAATTTATCTAGTAGTAAATTATAAAAATAAGCAGACTTAACATGTATCGGCATACTCTTTACNGTATTAAATCCGTTACATGCGGNCGCATACTTTTCATATCCCTTAACACCCATCACAAAAGCAAGCTCTTCAGGATTAAGTTCCTTAAAGATATCATATGTTTCGTTAAGTAATTTATTCGTCTCAGATAATGACTGTGTACTTAACATAGTTTCAATAATCTTCTTTGCATAAGGTTTAATAGCATTAGGCATAGTTGTTCGAACCACCTCAACCCCTGTATACTTAAATTTATTTTCTTTAATACCTTCATCATCTAAGATATGCATCACGTATCTTTTTTTCTGAAGGAACACTCCAACATCAGCAATACACTCTCGTTTAAATATAAATCTACTATCCTTAGATAGTAGGGCCTTTTTAGCCCACTTTTCAACTCCATCGTTTAGATAATTTTCAATCTCTTGAATCTTAGCATGTGTATCACGATGTATGTCATCACCATCTAAAAACCTTAAACCCTTGTCTACAAGCGGTGTGATGGAAACATATGATGAGTCAGTATCATTATATACAATGCATTCTTCTAATTCCTGATCAGTAATTGTGGGTATTTCCTTTTTAATAAATTCTTTAATGAGCTCATTTGAGAACTTAATTACTGCTTGACCTGTTAGTGTTACAGAGGAGGCAATATCATCATCTCCAATAGGAGCGTTTTTATTACCCATATAACCATAACACGAGTTAATAAGAATTTTAATAACCATCTGAGATGTATTAAGTCGTTCGACATCATACTTAGCATCAGTATATTCAGATGTATTTTTCTTTAGCTTTTTAAGCTTGGTTTTCGCCCTGTATAGATCTTTCTTAATTTCTACACGCTTATTATAGTAATACTCCAAAAATTCCGGGATGATGCCTTTTTTCTTTTGTGTAAATAAAATCCCAGCTTTTGATAAGGCGCATTCTTCGTCTTTAAGGAACTTCGCAAAAGCTGGTCTATCGAGTTCAAACACTTTACCGGTAACATGTTGAATGATAATTTTATTATCGGTTGACGTCATAACTTTACCTACTTTTGTTTCGGGTGAAGTGTTAAGAGATATCATCACATTTGGATATAGTGAATTCGCATCAAATGAAACAACATGATTTTTAAATCCTTGTTTGGGCTCTGCAACATACGCGCCGGGATTTTTACCTGTATCAGCATTTCGTACAAATGTTGAAATAACCTCACCTCGATGCCTAGCCTTAATACAGAGAGCTCCATTAATCCCCTGAATAGTTCCCATTGCCCCTTCAAGAGTAGTCAGGCCAACATACGAAAGCATCCTTAATAAAGGAACATATTGTAGTTTTTGTTCTAATCTAACAAGAAGATTAACATCCTGAATATTGTAATCAATAAATGTATTCCAGTCTTCATCTGATAGGGTCGCGAGATTTGTATCCCCGTAATCAATCTTTCGTTCACCTAATTCAACTTCACCAATCGCATCAAGTTTATATGACTCACGAAGTTTTAAACAAAACCGTTTATATACATCTAGATAATCTAAACACGCAATACCATCAAGATAATACCTTTTGAGATCTCTACCAAACTTACCCTTAACAGCTCTAAAATGAACCCTACCTAAGGGTGATAGCCTATTTACATAATCTTGACCAAGTATACGTTCAATCCGATTAATGATGTAGGGTATATCAAAAAACTCTGAGTTCCAACCACTTAAGATATCCGGATAATCGTTTTCGAGATATTCAATAAATTTGATAAACATCTCTCGCTCATCTTTACAGTAAACATAATTTAGATCAGATCGACCCTTACCTGTATAAGGCTTAATACCAAAGGTATGAAACGTTTCTGTAAAGCTATCGTAACATGTTATAACATTTACAACATGTGTAGGGTCTTCTGGATTCGGAAAAGTGTCCGGTGAGTACGTCTCAATATCCAACAAACATGTTTTTAATGGATGAGTACTAAACTCCGGAGTTTCATTTTGCTCCCAGTATAAATCAAGCAAAAACTGCTGAACTGGTGGCATGTTTTCAAACACTCTCTTTATGTTAGAGTCTCTTACGAATCTCGATCTATCATAACTAGTATTAAATTTACGCTTCTTAACTTTTGTACCGTAAATGGAAGTTTTTTCGCCTGCATTATTTTCAAGATATAGGTATGGCTCAAAAGAACATTCATTCATTACACGTTTACCATCTTCATCCCAGGTAAACAGATTAACGCAACGATTTCTACCGTTATAAACAACATTTCGATATGACATCTACTATATTATAGTATACAATAGTTCCTAATTCCACCTCTTTAAATTAACTCTATCCGGACTTCCCCATGGCGTATTAAGACTCTCTAAATATGCGCGTATATTTTCGTCTTTTTCTAATAGTCGCTTCTCAGCAATCCCTCTTAGTTTGCGAATATTATTATAATAACTGCTCTTATTCTTAAAAGCGAGTATACTATTAATCTTATGTTCAAACTCCTCAACAGTTGTAAACTTTAAGCTATCCGGAGCAGAATTATACGTTTCCATGTCTTGACATAAGCATGGTATACCTAAAGTGCATGATTCAATAAACTTAATATCGGACTTAGCTCTGTTAAAATCGTTTACCTGTAGAGGCGCGACCATAAGTTGAGCATCAAGGCTAGCTATAAGGTAGGGGTATCTAATAAGTGTTTCCCATGGGTAAAATTCTATTTCTCTTTGCTGTACTAAATCTACTAACTGTGGAGGAAATGCTCCAACAAACACCCACTGATATTTCTTAACTGTTTTCCGAATAAAATCTCTTACATGAGACATATCGTCTTTTCCACCCGTTTTATTGTCAACATCATAGTGTGCTCCGGATCCTGTATATAGAATACGTGGTCGTAATTTATTTTTCTTAAAAGCGCGCTCTACTTTACGTGGATCATATAGATGACCCATCCAAAAATTTGGAACGAAGTTCGGAAGGACGGTAATTTTCTCTTGGCCTGTTTTTTCAACATATAGCCGTTTCATAAATTCACATGTTACTGTGACCTCATCGACCAAATTAATAATATCAACACAGTTTTGACGCACTTCTTCTGTATCAAAAGCAAATTTAAATTTATTATAATCGGGTATTACTTCTTTAAATACAACATCATCAACCTCGTAAATAATTTTAAAATCGTGGTCCTGTTGTACCTTTTTAAGAAACTTAATAAACTCTTTTTGTTGTGATGAGGCCTGGCGTTGTACTTTGACTGTTTTAACACCAGTATACCACCTTGGATCAACCACCATAGCTGTAGTAGATTGTGACATACCTTCCCCCCTAGCATTAATAACCGACTCTGGCCATAATATACGCCAGTGACCACACCCTGAATAATCTGCTAGATAATTGATATATCTGGGTAATGACGCTTCTTTAGGTTGTAGGTTCTCTGTAGGTGGTGCTTTAGGTCGATGCGACGGGACGCCGGGGAGACCTACTACTGGTGCTGCATACGGTTGTGGAAATGGACTAGAGCCTAACATTAATATATATAGGTTAAAGTTCCATATAATCTAGTCGGCGCGTGATGCCGTTTTCCTTTTCAAGATATATTACATCACCTGTCACAGCCTTAATAGATTCCTTACGGTGTGAGATAACTATAGCGCATTCATCAAGCTCTTCAACCCGATCTTGTAAGATACGAGTAATAAGCTCGATACCCTTTTCATCAAAAGATGAATCAAATAATTCATCATAAATTGCAATATTATATTGTACACCGCCTTGAAGTCTTCTTATATCTGAGAATGTAAATAGGCATGCTAAATCAATAGATTTTCTCTCTGCACCAGAAAAATTAAAATATGAGCAAACCTTATTCTTTTCATTTAGGATTTCTTCTTCGAAGTACTCATTAAAGATACAGATAGAATTTGAATCCAGTCTTTTAAGATAGTGTAATAGCTTACTATTTAAAAGGTCGAGTAGCTTATTTACAATATAAGACTTTACCCCCTCTTCAGAAACAACATATTTAACAATATCTAACTTAGCTAATGTTTTACTATACTTCTTTACTTTCTTTTCTAATTGATCTACACGTTGTTTAGTGTCTATAATAAGCGAGTCAAAATCAGTTTCTATAGATTCAATAACCTGTAAATCGTCTTTAAGTTCCTTTTG